TGTTGCAGTAGAAAAAGTTGCATTATTAAAACTAACAAAAGAAATATTTTGAGCAACAGTCACTGTAGAGTTAACAAGTGTAGTTCCACCTGCAGAATATCCAGTACCACTAGCTTCGTTAGTTGTAATGTAATTTGTAGTTCCTGTAGAGAAACCACTTACAGTTGTGTAAAGTGCTAATTTAAAAGTATTACCTGCACTTGTTGAAAAATTGTGTGTTGCTAAGAACAGTTCTTGTTTAAAACTATCTGGTACTATATTTGCCATATTAACTCCTTGTTATTTTCCCGGTGGCGGGGAATCTACCACAACTCTAGGTTCGCCGTCAACATATTCGTCTCTTCTTCTTCTACCTGTTTGTTCAACACCGAAAGATTCTCTCGCTTGTTGATAAGACTGTTCAAAAACCTGTATCATATTATCAGGTCCTTTGATATATTTATATACTTCTACCAAACTTCCATACAAAAGTAAATCCTGAGCATAGGTAGAAATATAGCTTGTACTTGTTGTACTAGATGTAATAGTAGCAGGTTGTTGATAATATGCAATATTAATTGCATAATTATTGTCAGGAGTTGGAGCTACAAACCAAGTTGTAGCATTCCAGTTTGCCCAATATTTAGGTTCTGCATAATAAGTAGAGGATCCTGGTTTATAATTATATTCCGCTAACCAAGAACTGTCTTTTTGTAATAAATTAACAACTTCTCCACTTCCATTAATCATTTCTACATATCTAATATTACGTAATCCTGAAGGTACGGATATTGTTGAAACTCCAGTAATAGTAACTGCTGATGCATATAGTCTAAATGCATCTATATTAATTTCTCTATAAATTCTGTTTTCTGTATTTTGTACAATAACAGCAACTGTTGAATCTGATAACATATTATCAGATAACTCTGAATAATTTCTAATCTGATCTCTTAGTTCTCCGTAATTCATATCGTTTGTGCTGTTACATTAGGTCCACCAATAACACCAGTCAGTATAGCAGTTCCTGAATAGGCATTAAAGGTATAATTATTTGCGTTAAGTACTGTTATATTATATCCAACACTTGTTGTTAATACATCAACTGTAAATCCAGATGCAGTATTAAAATTATTTAAAGCATTTACATTTGCAAATACAACTGTATTTCCAGTAGCTCGTCCATGATTATATTCATTCACTCTAATTGTTGAGCTTCCTGTAGTTATTACAAAAGGATTATTATCAAGTTCTACTGCAGATGGACCTATACTTACTTCTCCACCACCAAAAAATCCTGTAGCATTTGCAACGTTTGGTAAATTAATACTATAAGTATCTGAACTAACAGATGTTAATGTATAACCAACGGTAGTTGTTAAAGTTGCAATTGAAAAACCATTTCCTGCTAACGCACCTGTTATAACAATTGAAGTTCCAATTTTATTTCCATGACCTGGATCATTAATTAATATTGTTGAGCTTCCTGCAGTTGAATAAAAAGGATTAAAAGCAAGTTCTACTAATACAGCAGGTTCTACTCTATCAGGTCTTGCATTCTGTAAACCTTGTGGGTCATTTCCAGGTACTTTAGGTTCTAATTGAGGATGCTTTGGTTCATATTCAGTATAATGAACAAAGGATCCATTCCACTCTTGCACCATTTCTTGATATAGAAATCTTTGTCCTGATCTATCTGATATTGCCCAAGATCGTTTACCTGTTGAAAATGTTGTCATTTACATTCCCTCCCCAAAATATGATTTTGGTGAAATATATAAAGATGTTCTTTGACTATCTTCTGTTAAAGCTCTTTGTAAATCATCTTCATACAACATTCTTAATTGTTCAATTTTTTCTGGAGCGTGTTTAACTGATAAATAATAAGCAAGACCAGAAGTTAATGCTGGTAAAAATCTAAATACAACATCTGGTGTATTTGTATAAGTTCCTGCATCTTCAATTCTAGCTAAGAAATAAAATATTAATTGAAAATTGCTTGGATTAGAAGCATTAGAATAATTTGAACCAGCAGTTTGATATAAAAAGATACTTGGATTAACAGTTCTTTGTACATAATACTGAGATGGTGTTCCTTGTGATAATTTATTTGGTAAAGCTGCGTAAGCAGATCTATCTATTTTAGTAAGTGATATATCTACGGGAGCCGTTGTAACTGTATTATTTCTTACATAAGCTTCTAGAACATCATTAATATTATTAGGGAAGTTAGTAGGATCCGCTGCATAATTATATTCAGCTTGACCTAATACTAAATTAACAGTTGCTTTTTGAACTTTCCATAAATGAACACCTCTATTATCCCATTCAGATAATAATAAATTTATAGATCTTCTTGCTGATCTTAATTGATATCCACTTCTGCTTCCATCAATACCGATACGTTCATAAGCTTCTTGAATAAGCTCTTCGATATCCAGATTGAATGAAGTAGTTCCGGATGTTGTCATTTTACCTCTACTTGTCTATAAATACAGTCAGAGTCATTCCAGACATTGAAGTTGCACCAATACCATCTTCGTAAAGTACACCATCTTCTGGTAAATATATAGTTTCAGTTCCGCTAGCTCCAACAATAACTGGAATATAATATCCACTAGTAGTTGTTCCTGAAGTTGTTGCTCCAGAAATAACTGTATTAATAGATGCAACACCTGTTGAACCAGGAACTGTTGGTTGAGCCATGATTCCTCTTAAACGAGTTCTACCCGCAAAGAAAACACCGTTAGCTGTTAATGTGACTGGTTTGACGTCACCTTTATAATTTGGCATTCAAAAACCTCTATTTGTATTTTCTAGGAACCCCGGAGAGCTCCTAGAAAAGAATTTTTAATTACAGACCGTTTGTGCCTGATACTTCACCAGGTTGTCCAGTTCCGTCAGCAAATGTATATGTGAATACACCTGTAACGTTTCCTGTACCTGCTGTAGATCCAACACTTGCTACAACTGTAGAATTAGCTGTAATACCAGTTCCTACTACTAAAGTTCCTGTAAGTGCGTTAACACCTTTTGCTCCAGAAACTAAATTCTGTGCAAAACCAGTTGAGTTAGCTGCTGTTCCTAAATTAATAGTTGTAGTAGCTCCGCCAGCTGAAGTAGACAATACCGCAAAGTTAAGTGGTATAGCTCCTTGTGGTAATACAAATGGAGCATTAGCATTTACTGTTGCTCCAACTGATACTGCAGTTGCTGTTGCTGTTGATGATAAGAAAGTAATAACTGTAGATGCAATTAAAACTCCTGGATCTACTCCAGAACTTTTATCTTGTCCTCCGTAAGTTCTTACATATCCTTGAAATGTACTTCTATTTGCCATGTGTTTATCCTCCTATTAATCCAATGTAGTCATTAGGCATGTCGACTATACGCGTCTACATCAGATGTTAATGTATAGTAATTGAAATATAGCTTAATTTTTTAAAAAGAGCAAGGGATCCCTGCATCAAAATTGATGTTTTTTTACCTTATTTTGTAACTAGTCTTTAACTAGCTACTGAAAAATCAGGAATAGAAGTCTCAACTTTAATTTGTCTGTAAGCAATTTCTGCTTCAGCCATTTTAATTTGGTTAATAATCTTACGAATTTCTTCGTCTATCTTAACCATATCCAAAGAGTATTTACCATCTTGGATGTGAGCCTGTTCCCAATCAAGTTCTAACAGCTTCTTCTTTTTGTAAAGAGCTTGAACGTGATCCATCTACAACCTCCTCATAGGTTATGTAAAAAAAGTTACTAATATGTTTATTAGTAATACTTTTTTCTAATTGTTCTTTACTCATTTTTCCCAGAAAGTCAAGTACTTTCTGATGTAAAGATTCTGTTGAATTTATAGGTTCAGATTCCAATAAAAATTGGATTTTAATACCGTTTATAAATACTTTTATTAGGTAGGTCATCTTCTCACGGATGTTTTTATAGGGATTTTGAGTCTAGGTCAATCTTAATTTTTTTCCAATAAGCTAATTTAGCTAATTTTATTTTTTGTTTTGTTTTTTCAGAATGATTTTTTCCATACATCGGTGCTTCTTTTCCTTTTTTTCCATACATAGGATTATTTTTACCTAAACTAGCTAATCTCATTTTTTCTATTGATTCTTTAGAATGTTTTTTACCTAAATTAGCTAATCTTAATTTTTGTTTTACTTCTTCCGTTCTTGGTTTTCCATACATTGGATTATTTTTACCTGTATTAACTAATCTTAATTTTTCTAAAATTTCTTTAGTATGTTTTTTATTATAAAAAGGATTATTTTTACCCATTCTTATTTTACTTAAATAATTTGGATCTATAGATTTATTATCTGTTAAATTTAAAAAATCATCTCTATAAATAACTTTCATTCTTTTTAAAACTTTATTTTCCCAACTAATGGCTTGTTGTGGAGTTTTAAAAGTTTTTCTTATTTCAAAAATAAAAGATTTTTTTCCATATCTTTTAATTAAACCTTTTACTTTTTTAGATGAAGTAAAATATTTTGTCCAAAGATCATTTGGATGACAGCCTTTTTTAAATCTAACACCATAATAGTATTTATTAGTAGGAATATGTTTTAATAAATATGTGAAAGGAATTGTTTCAATCATAATATTCTTTCTATTTAACATAACAAGGTGGCCGAAGCCACCTTGTTATTAAAGTTATTACGCTCCTGGTGAGCCGTAAATTCCACGCGGATCTGAAAAACCAAATGAATATCTTTCTCTCGCTTTGTATCTTACGTTACCAGTGTCGAAGTCACCTTCCATAGAAGTTCTAATCGGTGATCTTTCGAAGTATTTCATACCGTTTGGTACATCTGTTTTGATAAAGAACGCATCAGAATCAGTTAAGAAGTGATTTACAGTGTATCCACCAGAAATCATTCCCATGTTTCTAATCGCGTTGATATCGTTATCAGTTGTTCCAACTCTACCAGCAGATTTCATTAATCTGTCAGCAGTGAACTGCAATTGCACAGGGATGATTAATTTCATTCCTTGAGCAGCAACTTTTAATCCACGTTCATCAGTAAAGTTCGCAATGTCAA